CCCTCCTCCAAAACTGCCACACGGTGGGAGTTGGAACTGCCCTGATACACAGCGTTCCAGCTTTCGCGCACGCGTTTCGGGTCCTTCACGACGCCGGGGTGTTCCAGGACACCGCCGGGGTTAGCGCCGTTGGCGAAGAATGATGCGCCATATTCCTCGGTTGCAATGGCCATGCCGATCGCGTTCTTGGCCATCGCTATCGGGGAGTAACCGATAAGGCCGTCAAACCCCAGGCCGGGAATATGCAGCACGTCCTCACGGCGAAGAGCATACACCCCGTGGTCAGTCCGGTATTGGTAAACGATCTCTCCGCCGGAAGCACGATCAACCGTCATCTTGTCTGGTAATAGCGGGTACAGCGCAATTACCTGGCCACGACCATCCCTGATGATCTGAGCGTAGGCATTGCCCCATAATAAAAGATGACTCATCAGCGTTTCTCTGAACACAAATGAAGTCATCTCGGAATTGGGCTCATTATGCAATAGGTAGTACAGCGGATGCTCCAGCGCTTTTTCTTTGCCTCGGTCGGTGTAACGGTATGTGTGCAGCGGCAGACTGGCGATCGTCTCCGAGAGGATCCGTACACAGGCGTAAACGGCGGTGGTCTGCAAGGCCGTTCGCTCGTTGACGCTTTTGCCACTGCTTGTACTGCCGAAGAAGAAACTGTAGGTGCTGCCGGGAAGTAGGTTTTTAGGCTTGTCGCGGGCTTTAAAGATGCGGTCAATCAGTGACATGAAGAACCTCCATTTAGGCATGAAAAAACCACTCTCGATTGAGGGCGGCTTCTACTGAATAGTTGATCTTGATCATGTATCTTTACGCAATATTTTCAAGTACTCCTCATAGACGAATACTTCACCATCAATTTCGCAGATTATAATTAGCCCATATTGCTTCTATCCGACTCGTGATACAGCAAGACAAAGGATCTTTGAGTACATTGAAGTGTTTTACAATCACAAACGAGCGCAGAAACGACTGGGCTATCTCAGTCCGATCCAATACCTGAAACAGTGGCAACAGAGGCATATACCAGCAGTAGCTTAACAAATTGTCCGCTAAAGTGTTGACAACTCGTTCCCCTCAGTGGTGTTGAATACACGCATCTTCTTCCAAACGGCATAAGGTACATGGTCGCGGCGAGTGCGCAGGTCAATGACATCGTCTGGCAGCCAGAAGAACGGCAAGATAGTAAACTTCGTGTCGCCAGCCGTGGGTGGGAAAACCAACACCAGAGCTGTCAAGTCGCCAGTAGAGGACAAGTCCAGCCCGCAATAACATTCACGCCCTTCATAATCCTCATCATGCAACTCCTCACCACAAGCGTCCCATTTGTCCATTGGCATCCATCGAATATCAGCATTACACCACTCGTTCAAGCGAAATTGCCGAAAGTGCATCTCTTCAGCCGGGTTCTGCTTGGCTTGCTCGTAGGCTGCTAGTACCGCCTCAAAGGGTATCGTTACGCCGATGGACGGGTTCACCCGCCGCCAGACAAGCTGGTCGTGCCAGTCGTCGTCCTCAGTGATACCAAAGACCGCGGGGTAGAAGGCAGGGTCGATCTTCGAGCCGTCCAGCACCGCCTTTGCCTTGCAGTGGATTTCATAGCAGATCGAGGTCTTGTCTCGGCCCGCCGTGGTGATCAGGAAGTAGAGCGGCTGGCGTCTGGCATCACCTGTGTACTTGGTCATCGTGTCAAACAATTCGCGGGTTTGCTGCGCGAACAATTCATCAAAGATAAGCCCTGATACGTTGAAGCCCTGTTTGGATTTTGTTTCCGAGGACAGGACCCGGTAAAAGCTGTTCAAATGGGGGAAGATGATCCGCTTGGTGGAAGGCACCAGCTTGGAAAGCTTTCTCAGGTCGCTGTTTTGTTCCACCATGGCCTTGGCGGTGTTGAACACAATGCTCGCCTGGTTGATGTCCGCCGCACAGGAGTAGACTTCGGCCCCGGCTTCACCATCTGCAAACAGCAGGTAAAGCGCGATCGCTGCCGCCAGTTCGCTGTTGTGCGTGGGCAAAAAGGAACGCCCCACCGGGTATTGATGGGTCGTGCTGTCAACCTGGATACATTGCATCCCGCGGTTGGGGATGGGCTCGATCTTGTCGATGTAGCGGAAATGACTTCGCGAGAAGGGATTACGCTGGACAGCCCGGCTTTGTTTTCGCTCGAGCCCGGCAACCTGGGTGTCGTCAAATACCGTGAACTTCACCGTGTACATCGTTTCGCCGGTCAGCACACGGCCGCATTCCTCACTACGTTTTTCCCAATCAGCGCGTTGTGTGCAATCGGTAAATGTAACCGCGTTCTTGATCCCCAGTGACCAAAGCAGTTCACTAACACTCTCCGCAAGGCGCAGTTCAGTTGAACTATAAATCCCTTGGCCTTTTCGATCACTGATACAGCCGTCCGAGTCCATCAGCCCCTGTAACAATAAAAGCCGCTGTTCGCGGCTTGCTCGGAGGTATTCAGGTGGGATTACCTTATCGTGAAATGAAGTGAGGAGTACCTTCTTGAGGTCGGGCACTTTTGCAATCTTACTGTCGCCCACGTTCTGCCATATGGACAGGATTTCATGGTGCGGTCGGACTCTGTTCAGCACCTCATCGACATCCTGTGACATAATCGTGATTTCGGGCTTGCAATGGTGACCGTTTCCGAGCCAGTAGCCCATTAGGTATGGTGTAATCGGCAAATCGATAGATGATGTCTCGATCGGACCATTGATCGGTATTCTAAAGTCCATCGAACCCTTGCGGCTCTTTGCCAGTGAGCGACTGTAAAGCCAGTCGGTGCTTACAATACCGCCTTTAAGTTTGTTGTTTGACCGCCACTGGCCATACCATTGGTGGTTTTCACCTGCTTCGATGATTTCACCGTCTTTGAACGTGATGCGATAGGCTTGTTCGTCATGATCCACTTCGCTCTTGGCCACGACTCGGCACGGATTCCCGTTTTCATCGAAAACTGTATCACCGACTGCTATTTTACCCATGGTTGTGAAGCCTTGCGGGGTTGGAATCAGCGTGTCAAGGGCTAAGAGTTTGCCATTTTTCTTTCCAACTTCCACATACGCGGTGCGAAACTGCCGGTATCCGTCCCTATCGACAACCCCAAATAGGTCTCGAATGATTTTTTCCTGCCACGGCATCAGGTGGAATGGCTTGCCGTGCCACTCGCCCGTAGTATGCTTTAACATTTGGATGAAGCCCACTGCAAAATCAGCTCGACGTTTGTCATAGTGACTGGTCGGCAGCATCAATTTTGTCGGCGTGTACACATTGGTCATCTGCAGAACTCCCTTCCAGGTATAAAAAAAGACCTCCGAAGGGAAGTCCTAAAATCACATTGCACGAGGTCTAGCCCCTTATCGGGGCTAAACCAACTGACCTTTATTATTTAGTTGAATTTTTCCAAAAGGATAGAGAGCACTGCTTTGCCAGATTCGTCGAGCAAATCGAAGTCGAGGCCCCGGTCGTAGTGATAGAGGTCTTTACCATCCTTCAGGCGGCGAATTGTCAACTTACTGATTTTCCCGCCTCCTACTCCATGGTGGCTTGGCCTTTCAAAGTGCTTGCACCAATATTCGTAGTCGATCTTTGTTTCAATGTTGAACACCCGTCCGTTACTCCACATCGCCTAGCCTCCCCGTCAAAATAAACGTCACATAAGATTTACGATCGGTCTCGACGAAATCAACCAAGGCATATAAGGAGCGCTCAAACGCAAATCGTTGGACTGCGCTGACGTCAAACATGTTCGGGCAGCCAGGCATGGTCCGGATCGCTAGTATTTGATCTCGAACCGTATCAGATATCTTAATGACGCCCATATCTCTTGGTTCGTGGGTTGCCCTGATCCCTGGCGTTCTGATTTCCTGCGGCTATATTCTAAGGACACGAATTGAAGACAGGGTGCTTCAGAAAGAACTCGCCGGCTACCGGGATTACACCAGAAAGGTCCGCTACCGTTTGGTGCCGTGGATCTGGTAACCCTTAAGACGAGCATATGGAAGAGGCGCAGACAGGCAATAAGAAAAAATTGTCATGAAAAAGCAGGTTGTTAACGCTATAGAAAAGAATTGATGTGACCGTGAAAGAAAAATTTTCTGCAGCAAATACAAATGTGCATGAAGACCTGGATGCAGAAGCACAAATCAGCCCATCTGACAAAAGACGATGAGATAAATGGTGCTTAAATGCCTTGACCGGTGCGCTAAAAGCAGCTGCGATCGTATCCGGCCGTTTTTCTGATTTCAGACTGGCAGATTGGCAATCAGCCAACCACCTGCAATCAAGCTGGCTAGATTGGCCACAATCGCAAAAAGTACCGCGCGACTCTTCTTATGTTCTTTTATAAAAACAGCAAAAGCAATTATCTCCACAATAATGACCATAATCTCAACCACGACAAACCCGATCAGCCAGTAAGGGCCGATCATGGGACCAGTAAACAGGATGTTAAGGCCGATCTGGGTCACAAAATTGATCGCAAGAAAAACCAGCCAGCTGCGTTTGCTGCGATAACCAAACAAGAGGAAAATAACACCTTCGATCAGCATGGTCAGCACAACCCTCATGGTGACAAGCAGCGCTACCCGCAGCCATGATTGGCCTGCAGTGAGGGTTTGGGCAGGCAGATCGAGCGTCAGCAGATTATTATAGGTCTTGAAGGTGTCTGCAGGAAGCGGGATCTGGAAGTCATATGCCGAACTGCGCACGATCAGGACGGCATCATCCAGCTTTATGTGACCAAGGGGCGTCTGGTGATAAAAGAACCGGTAATATGTTTCCCACGCCTTTTGCTCTTTTTGCAGCTCATTCTGCTCCGGTTGGGGCTCACCCGGAAGCTGCAGTGAAAGGACCAGGTCAGCGGGCGGATTTTGCACAATGATCAGGAAACCTGGCGGCTCAGCCGCATTAGCCTGAACCGTAACAGAGAAAGATAGAGCAAAAATGATCAGGACAATCAATGCTGTAATGATGAGGACTGGCTTTTTCATTGTTTATCTTC